TCACCGGCCCACACAACTGCACGGCACCGACCGCCGATGAGGCCCAGGGGTTGTGCACGATCGCGATGTTCGAGATCCACAGGATCGCCCTGGGCCTTGGCGTGGAGATGCTCGGCGCGCCGAAATTCCAGATCATCCCGACCGCATCGAACCCGCGCGCGGCAGCCCACCCCGAAGCAACGCATTGCCCGTACACGCTACGGGCCACCACCCGAGCAGCCAGAAGACAAGGAGTAACAGCATGAACACCGAAGCTGGACTGGAGTGCTGGGAGACAGAGTGGGGAGTGCTCGTAGTGTTTGGCACGCACGACCCGAACGTCGCCTACGCGAAGGCCAAGGAATGGTACTCGCAGAACAGCGAGGTGCCCGAGGATCTTGAGGAGGGGTTGCGAGACTACGCCGCTCGCTGGTGGGCAGATCCCGCCGTGAAAGACACCGACGGGGAGGCTTGGCCGGACACTTTGGTCAGTCGGGAAGAAGTCCCAGGGTGGATCCCGTATCTGGTGGTGAACTGGTGAACCGACCCGAAAAGTTCATTGGGCTGCGCCGGGCTTTTAGGGGACGTGCCAACCACTGGAAGACATCTAACCCCGATCCGAACTACATAGGTCTAGCCGTCAGTCAGGGAATGGCCCGGCGCAGGACCTCAAAAGTACCCCAGCACGCGCATCTCGCCAAGACCAGCGGCAATGAGCTGCAGACAGGAGCGACTCCGTGAGCCGCCACCCGGCAGCAGAAGCCGCCGGCCGAGCCATCGCAGAAGCACTCGACCAACCATGGGCCACCCTCAGCATCAACGACCAATCACAACTCGCGCTCGCCGGTCAGGCCGCGTTTGAGGCCTGCGCCCCGTTCGTGAAGTACGAAGTGCTATCCCGAACCGCAATTGCGGTGTCGGGGAACGGGACGAAGGACCGGGAGTTCAAGTCCTGGCTGCAAGGTATGGCGGCCGCGGCGGGCCGGAAGGCGTACCGCAGATGACGCCGGGGGAGTACGACGCGAACTGGATCTGTGCAGTGTGCGGGGACGTGAAGGTTGTCCCCTCTCTGGCCCGGGCTTGCGAAGCGAAGCACCAGCAGGAAACCGCTCCGGTAAAGGCCGGCGGCGACGAGTCTACGGAAGGAAGGACAGCAGATGCCCTGGTTGAGAGTCGGAGACACCGCGGCTAACCACCCGACGGTGCTCGGAGTTCTCGAGCACCAGGACATCGACGAGCGTCTGGTGAACGAGGTCTTCGGATTCGTGGTCAGATGCGCCGCCCAGTCGACGGCGCACCTCACGGACTACGTCGTGAACCGAGGCACCGCGCTGTCCATCGGCGGGCTGGGCCGGGCGGAGAAGCTGCTCAACGTGGCCCTGTTCGCCGGATACATGACGACGCAGGAGCGTGATCTCGGCGACGGCCAAGGCGTGCGCACCGTGTACAAGATCATGGACGAGCCCGAATTCATCCACATGCGCACCCGCGAAGAGATCGAATGGGAGAGGCAACGGAAGTCGGACAACTCCAACCCGGCCCTCATCGTCCCGGTCCGCCTTCGCGACGGAGACGCCTGCCGCTATTGCGGTCAAGTGGTGAAGTTCGCCCCAGGTGCGAGAACGGGCCGGCACGTCGGCACGTACGACCACCGCAGTCCCGGCCAAGCGGCAACGGTAGAGACCTACGTGGTCTCCTGCAAAGGGTGCAACTCGTCCAGGTCCGACAACCCGGACGCCGATAAGGCACTCCCGCTTCTGCCCGTCCCGCAGAAGCCCTACTACTCGGCGGCAACGATCGAGTGGATCAAAACCAACGAGTGGGCGCAGCGCAATGGCATCAAGGCTCCCAAGCCTCCGGCGCAGCACCTCGCTCCAGGACAGCCCTCAGGCAACGGCCACACCCGGCCTGAGGCGGCTTCCACGGTTGAGCAGGCCTCACGGCCAGTTCCCAGTGTTGAGGCCCCTGCAGAGCCATCTGCAGCGCTTCCGCAGAAATCAGCAGAATCCGCAGGAGAGCAGTCTGCCGGCGCTGTCTTTACCGGGACGGGTAGGGACGGGTCGGGTCGGGTCGGTACTGGTAGGGCAGGTTCGGTAACCCAGCCCCGTGATCAACCCTCGAAGAACAACAGACGTAGGAACAGACCGAGGAAGAGAAGGTGATCCCGTGAGTACTGGAGGTTTGGCTGGGTCGGTATTGGCCTGGTTTGAGAGGGAGTTCCAGGATCAGGTGTTGCAAGCGGCTCAGTCGTTGGGCTGGTCTCTCAGGTATCACACGCATGACAGCCGTCGTTCGGAGCCGGGGTTTCCTGATCTGGTGCTGGGTCATCCGGGGCGCGGCTTGCTGTTGTTCCGTGAGCTCAAGACCGAGAAGGGCAAGACCACGGCGAAGCAGGATGAGTGGATCATCAGGCTGGGCCTGACGGGAAACGATGCCGGTGTGTGGCGCCCCCGGGATTGGGTGAGCCGGCGGATCCACACGGAGCTGTCGGGGAGGCAGGTGCGTGATGCCTGAGTGTCGGAGCCCGGAGCCGTGTGGTTGCTGGGGTTGCGTGAGCGTGTGGGTGGAGAAGCAGGCAGAGGTCGAGATTGTGGGAGGTGTTGAGGGCGATGGGGAATGTGACTGAGCAGGACGTGATGCGGTTGGCTGACAGGCTGCTGCGTACGACGACGGAGATGGCGGTGTATCGGGACAACCAGGGGAACGAGGACCGGCACTTCTGGCAGGAGCCGCCGCTGTTCGGGTTGCTTCGTGAGGCGGTGCATCCGGATATGCAGAAACCCAAGGACGGTGGCGGTGGTGGTGCGGCTGCCGGGTCTGCTGCTGCCTTGTCGGTCGAGGCCATCGATCTGTTCATGGCCATCGACCAGGAGTCCATCGACCTGATGTGGTTGGAGCGTGAGCAGCTGGTGGCGCACCGGTTGGAGTCGATGGAGCAGCGGGTGATCGCGTGGGTTCGGTTCCTGCGGACGAAGCCGGCCCGTCGTCTCGAGGTGCGCAAGGTCTTGGGGAAGTGGATCACCCAGATCGAGAGCCTGCTGGATCCGGCCAAGACTATTGAGCTGCGTGGGTCGGTGTGCCCGAACTGTAGGAACAAGTGGGCGATGGTGCCTGAGTTCGGGGAGTTGTTTCGCAAGACGGCGTTGGTGGTTGCTGTTGGGTCGGAGCAGGTGCTGGCCAGATGCAGGTCGTGCGAGTCGGAGTGGCCCGCTGCGTCCATCAATTCGCTGGCCGACACGCTCAATCAACCCGCATGACAACGCGTGGGTCGATGCGTTAATCTATAACCAATGAGCGAAGCTGTCTCTTCAGCCAGCTCAAGAGAAGCCCGGACAATCCCCCCAAGGTGTCCGGGCTTCTCGCATGTCTGGAGGTTGTGATGCCGAGAGCAATGCCCAAGCCGTGCAGTCACCCGGGTTGTCCGGAGCTGGTGGCCACGGGTCGGTGCGATGCTCATCGAGCACAAGCTGAACAGCAACGAGGCAGCAGTGGTGAGCGAGGGTACAACTCGCCTGGTCATCGTCTTCGCTTCCGCGAAGGAGTGCTCGCCAGGGACCCGATCTGTGTCATCTGTCGCCGGAGACCATCGACTGAGGCCGACCACCACCCGCTGTCTCGAAAGGGACTGATAACGCTGGGTCTGGATCCGGACAATCCCAAACGAGGCCGCGGATTGTGCCAGCCATGTCACGCCGCCGAGACGGCAAAAAACCAGCCCGGAGGGTGGAACCGGGCACAGTGAAACCGGCGTGTCGCCTTGGCTTGGCGGGGTTTTTGGGGGTGGGGGTGACCCCCTCGGGCGTCTCCGAGATAGCCGCCGGGCAGGGCAATTCATACACCCGCAGGTTAGAGCTTTTGTATCAGGGGGTACCCGTGCCAGGTCCTGCTGCGAAGCCGGCGCTTGCCGTTGTCCGTGAGGGAAACCCCGGTCACCGGCCTGTGCCGGAGGGTGCTGTCTTGCCGCCGCCGGCCGAATTCGCGGAGCCGGACTGGACGAAGATCATGCCGGAGTCGAAGGCACCGCGGAAGCCGAAGGAGCCTGAGCGGGACCCGGACGAATCGATCGAGCACTTCACCCAGCGGGTCTACCGGTGGGAGAAGCAGATGCAGGCTTACGAGCTGCGGCGGCAGGCGATCAACGGCACGCGGTTCGTGAAGAAGCGCGCGTCGGCTGAATGGCAGCGGGTCGTGCCGGTGCTGCGCAACAGCGTGGGCCTGAGCGACGTCGACCATTCCCTGGTGAAGGACTACTGCATCTGCGTGGCCCGCCTCGAGTGGTGCGAGCACGAACTCTCCCGGGAGGGCCTGAAGGTACTGGGCCAGCGCGGGGAAACGAAGAACGGACTGCAGACGACGGCCAACGGTTACCGGGCTGCGGTGCGGACCTACACCCGGGAACTGGGCCTATCGCCGTCGGCAAGAACGTCGATCCCGGCGCGGCCCGACGACGATGGCGACGAATCAGACCCGTTCGACTGACCGACTCCCGCCGTCACTGATGGCAGGAGGCCGGGATGTTGGATTACTCGCTCGACGACCTGCCGGCGCCCTACGACGCTCTGATCGAGCTGGGCATCACCCACGAGCAGATCGTCGAGGCAGCCAAGCGCCGGCCCCTCGTCGTGGCCTTCCAAGCAGACAAGCACCCGGGCGCCTGGTTCGACGTGGACCGCGCCCGGAAGGCGCTGAGGGCCCTCGGGGCGTTCAAGCACACGAAAGGCCGCTGGGCGGGTACCCGGATGCGCCTGGGCGAGGGCCTGGACTCGTGGCAGGCCGTCTGGGTGCTGGCACCAGTCTTCGGATGGGTCTATCACGACCCCGAGATCGACCTCGTCGTCCGCGTCATCCGCTCCGTGTGGATCGAGATTCCCCGTAAGAACGGCAAGTCGACGTTCGCGTCGGGGATCTCCGGTGTGCTGCTGCTCGCCGACGGGGAGATGGGAGCCGAGGTCTACAACGCCGCGGGCTCCGTGACCCAGGCCGGCCGCGTGTTCGAGGACGCGAAGATGATGCTGCGCACCTCAGCGGCCGCCAGGAAGCGCACCGAGTCGCTCAAAGATGTTGTCCGGGTACCGAAGACCAACGGCATCCTCCGCGTTCTCTCACGGGTTGCAGAGACCGCCCACGGCTTGAACGTCTCCGGCGCAACGATCGATGAAATCCACACGCTGCGCAACCAGCGAAAGCTCGTCGAGGCCATCGAGACCGGCACCGGCGCCCGAACCCAACCGCTGATCGTGTTCATCACCACCGCCGACGAGGCGGAAGAGGGCACGATCTACGACGAGAAGCACACCTACACCCGCAACGTCGCCAACAACGTCGTCCAGGACCCCGCCCACTACGGCGTGATCTGGGCGGCCGACGAGAACGACGACCCCTACGCGGAGAAGACCTGGTTCAAGGCCAACCCCGGCCTCGGCAAGTCCCCGACCCTGGCCTACATGCGCCGCGAGGCCATCAAGGCCCAGGGTTCACCGTCCTACGTCCCTACATTCCTCCAGCTGTCCCTGAACCGGCGCTCGCCGAACCAGGCGCGCTGGGTTGACCTCACCCGCTGGGACCCTCTCGGCGGCGCGCAGCGCACTCCGTTGCGGGGCCGGCGGGCGTGGGGTGGTCTCGACCTCTCGGCGACGTCGGACTTCACTGCGTGGTCGGTGTGGGCGGAGTCGAATCGGCCCGGCTTCGAGCTGGACTTGTTCACCAGGTTCTGGGTGCCTGAGGAGCGCGTATACGACCTGGAGAAGCAGCTGATGGTGCCTCTGCGGGACTGGATCGACCGCGGCTACGTGACCACCACGGAGGGCGACGTCATCGACTACTCGGCAGTGAAGGCCGCGGTGATCGGGGACTGCAACCACTTCGATATGCAGCGCGTCTCCTACGACCGCATGTTCGCTGGCCAGCTGGTCCAGGAACTCGATCAGGAGCTGCGCGGCGTGGAGATCGCCGCGGTGGCGCAGACGTTCTACGGCCTCTCGCCGGCGGCGAAGGAGATGGAGCGGTTGTGGAAATCCAAGAGCATGCGCCACGACGGTTCGCCGGTGATGCGGTGGATGGCCTCCGTGGTGGAGGTCAAGACCGACGATTTGGACAACATCAGGCCGGTGAAACCGGACAGGAAGCGCTCCAGCGCCCGTATCGACGGCTTCCAGGCCGCCGTGACTGGGCTGGACGGCATTGTCCGCACGTCCCTGGAACAGAAGCAGACGTTCGTCTATACGGGCACTGGAACGAGACGGAGGTGAGCCGGTGTTTTTGACCCTTCAGGACGCGATCCAGGAGACGGACCGGCTGCAGCGCGAGCTGGACAACCGTCGTCCCGAGATCAGTAAGCGGATCCAGTACTTCAAGGGCGAGACCGGGCAGTTGCGTTTCGCGTCTGAGAAGTTCGGGCAGTACTTCGACCGCCAGTACACGGGGTTCTCGGATAACTGGTGCATGCCGGTGGCCCAGGCCCCGGCAGAGCGCATGAACCTGCTGGGGCTGCGTCCCTACGGTCGGGCCACCGGCGTCGACTCGGAGATCGAGCGCGCCTGGTACGGGAATGACGCCGATGCCGGGTCCTCGGAGGCCTTCCTGATTTTCGGGGTTGCCTCCCGGTCGTTCTCGCTGGTCCATCCTTCAGGGCAGGGCCCTGACGGGCTGCCGGCCATCACCTGGGAGCACCCTGAGACAGCGATCGTGGACACAGACCCCATGACCCGGCAAGACCGGGCGGGGTTGGTGGTCTGGGCCGACGACAAGGTCGACTACGCGACCCTGTACACCCCGGAGCAGGTGTTCCGGTTCAAGCGCAAGACCGCACAGGAACGCTTCGAGCGCCAAGATGTCCCCGTCAGGGGTGGCGGATGGGAGCTCCGCGACCCGGATGTGGTCTACGAGCCCAACCCGCTGGGAGAAGTCCCGCTGACGGAACTGCAGAACCAGACGCTGCTTGATGACAAGCCGATCTCCGACATTTCCGGGGTCATGGCCCTGCAGGACTCGATCAACCTCATCTGGGCGTACCTGCTCAACGCACTCGACCAGGCCTCACTGGCTGCCCGAGTAGTCACCGGCGCCGAACTGCCGAAGACCCCGATCCTGAACAAGGACGGGCAAGTCATCGGCACGCAGGACGTTGAGCTCGACGAACTGATGAAGGAACGCATCCTCTGGATCCCCGGCTCGGAAGTCGACATCAAGGAATGGTCGGCAGCTAACCTCGAAGCGTTCTCCGGGGTGATCGAACGGATCGTCGAGCACATCGCCGCCCAGACCCGCACCCCGCCGCACTACCTCGTCGCGAAGATGATCAACACGGCAGCGGAGTCCCTGAACATCGCAGAGGCCGGCCTGGTCTCCAAGACCCAGGAGCGGATCCGATACGCGAGCCGCGGGATGCGCAAGACCATGCGCCTGATCGCCAAAGCGCAGGGAGCGGACCAGCGCCGCCTGCACGCCATCAGCGCCGGTCAACTGATCTGGGCCAACGTCCAGTACCGCTCCGAGGCGCAGATGGCCGACGTCGCGGTCAAGCTCAAGTCATCCGGATTCCCCCTGGAGTACATCGCCGAGAAGCTCGTCGTCGACCCGTCCGAGGTGCGGCGCATCATGAAGATGCACCGCGCCGAGTTGGCAGCTGACCCGTTGGCAGCGGCCCAGCAGGCCATGAACCAGGGCTTCGGGTAATGAACGACGTCACGGCGATCGCCCAACAGCATCACGCATTCGGAAAGACACTGCAGACCGCAGCCGCCAGGGACGCAACCGCGCTCTGGCGGCGGGTCGACCCGGACCGAATCGTGCCTTCATGGGCGGACCTCCTCCCGCAGGCCGTCGCATTGGTCACCGCAGCGCAACTCACCGCAGCCGAGGACGGTGCCGCCTACACCACAGCCGCCCTCGCCGCACAGGGCATCCCCACCAGCGGCCCCCAGATCGACCCGGCAGGGTTCGCGGGGACCACGTACCCGCTCAACCCGGCCATCAACGGCTTCAACCTCACCGACACCTTCATGGCACCCGCCTACGCCACCCTGGCGCTCATCAAAACCGGCTACGACCCCAGCAGGGCGCTCGCCGGTGGGCTCAACCAGGTGTTGCTGCGCACGCAGCTACAGGTCGCGGACGCGGGGCGTCAGGCCGGCGGGGTGATGCGGTCCAGCCGGGACGTGTCGGTGGGCATGGTCCGGATGGTGAGTCCGGGCTGCTGCTCACGGTGCGCGATCTTGGCGGGGAAGTGGTACCGGCGTAATGCCGGGTTCGACCGTCACCCAGGCTGCCGGTGCACGGGGATTCCAGCGCTCGAAAACGAAGCCGATAACTACCTCACCGACCCGTACGAGTACTTCAACTCGCTGGACGCGGATGAGCAGCGCCGGATCTTCACGAACGCCGGGGCGAAGGCCATCAACGACGGGGCGGACATCTTTCAGGTCGTCAACGCACGCTCCGGGATGTACACCTCATCGGGCGGATCGCTGGTCACCCGGGAAGGTGTCACCCGGCGCGGCTACTTCGGCAGCCTGGAGAACTCCCGCGGCTTGACCCGGGACCGGCGGAAGGGGGAACGCTACGGCGTTACCACCCGCCAGCGGATGATGCCCGAGGAAATCTACAAACGGGCTCGCGGCAACCGTGAGCGCGAGATCTCTCTGCTCACCGAGTACGGATACATCACCCCCGTCGGCCAAGTGCCTACCGGGGCGATTCGAGGTGCCGGCGCCGGATACATGGGCGGCCGGAAACCACGCTACTGACCGGCAACCGGCCAGCAGCCTTCAACCCCTGATACCGCGCAATGCGGGAACGGAGAACATCATGCCCAAGAACACACTGCCCACTCGTACCGTGCACGGCATCGACATGAGTGCACCCGACGCGATCGAGCAGCTGCTCGCACACCACCGTGCAACCTTCGGGAACGCGGTGATGCTGGCCGCCACCGATGGCACCGACGGCGAAGACCAGGACGACGCAGACGAT